GCCGCAGCCGCTGGGCCCCACCAGCATCGTGGCGAGGGCCGGGTACACCTTCCACTTCACCTGGTTCACCCACACATCGCGCTTCAGGGAAGTGCCCAGGACTGTGGCGGCACATAGGAGATCGTAACTGAACGGCGGCTCCATGATGGAGCAATTCTTCACATGGTGATGAAGGATGCTCTCGGAGGGGAGGGCCTGGAGGATTGGGGAGTTCTTGTAGAACTCTGCAATCATACGCCCCTCACGAACTTCGCCAACTCCCCCTGCAAGAGGCGGTCCCGGTGACTAAACCACGCGGTACTGCAGCGGTCGCAAAGCTGGTAGGGCCCAAGAATTGCAGTAGCATGGGCGGGCTTCGCACAACGGTTGCAGTAAGGTGGGGCTTCGCCCCTAGTCTTCGTCGTCGCCATTGGCACCTCCGCCACTTTGCACTATCAAATTCCACACCATTAGCATTACGGTGAGTAGCCCCAGGGTGAAGATCCAGTCGGAGGCGCTCACTCTTCCACCTCCGCGACGCCACCCCAGAGAACCTCTCGGGCGAGGTCCACGGCCTCCACCAGCTCCTCAGCTATTGGCATTGGATAGATCTCGGAGTCATCCTCTATGTCGATAGAGTAACCGGTTTCTCCTTGGGGGTCGAAGAGTTCCAGGACCCCCTCCAACACCCGCTCCAAGTCTGCAATCCGTCGTTCCTGTTCTAACATTGCCATCAAGGTCTCCAATCCTTATTATCTGTGTACATCTGGCTACGCACAAAGTAATTCATAGTGCCTAAGTACTCCTCAAATTTACGGAAATGCTGCCACATTTCCAACAATTCCTCCTGAGACCAAGATTTCTCATCAGGATAAGGATCTATTTGTGCTTGAAATGTTACTGTCATATCTCCAGTTTCTCCAGTTCCCCCCACGAGGCCCCAGCCGCCCCCAGCTTACACTCCACCCCGAGCTTGAACCCATCCAGTTCCTTCCAGGGTTGCTCCATGACGGCCTTAGTGCGGTGGGCTTGCTCAACCATTAGCTCCGCTGGGCCGTGTAGGACCAGGGAATCATGGATCTGCATCCGGATCTCCACCCCGGGGAGCAATTCCCCAGTGACCCCTAACCCCAATGCACAACACTCCTTCTCGAAGCGGTTGGGGTAATGGGCAATCATCGCCCGGATGATGATGTCTGCTAGGGTGCTGGCAGGGAGGAACGCGAGGGCTTGGGTCTTGGCGTTCCGGCTGCTGAACCACCGCATACGGCCGAAGGGATTGCGGAGGTAGCCATCCCGCTCCGCCAACCCAATGGTGGCCTGCTGCCACCGGGTGGTGCCCGGATTCATCCCCTCCCGCTTCGCGATGAAGGCCTTGTGCTCGCGCTCGGTGAAGTAGCACTCCAGCGCATCACAGTATTCTTTCTGCTTGACGTGGGTCATCCCATAGTTCCCACCATGGTTGACGTGCTTCGCTACATCGTAGAGGTCCTGGCCCACAGCGCCACAGCTCTCACAGGGTCCCGGCGCACCCTCAACTTCCGGGCACTGCTGGCCGCAAGTTCTGCACCAACTCTTTGCTGCTGTCTTTCCAACCGTGTCCCCAAGGCTAAAGAGCGTCTGGGCAAGGTGGAGATGTTCACTATATCCAGGCTGTCCCAATCTGGTAAGACGATCTTCATCTCTTGCAAGGAATGCTGTGAGCCAGTTTTCCCCTCCGCTATAGTCAAGTTCAAGGAAAGCGTGCGCGGGGGTGTCGGGGATGTAGATGCGTCGGAAGCTGGCGGGCTGGTTCTGTATATTAAGGTCGATTCCCTTCCGCTTTCCACTCGAAGAAAACCTCCCCTCCGCAGTACCATGGACGAGGAGATTGAAGTACATTCGCGAGACATGTTTTAGTTCTTCCTTTGCGAAGTTGCTGCGGAGGGTGGAGAGCTCCTTCAGGTGATCGAGGATCTTGAACTCACTGTGGCTGCGCCCCCAGCCCTTCCGCGCTAGCGAGTCCGCGGCATAGCTGCCGCGCTTCCGATCCCACCGGGCCTTTAGGCCGAGGGAGTTGGCGTAGCGGGTGACTTGGGGGCTGGAGTTCCATGGAACTATTCGCTCTGTAGCTGCGATTTTAATTTTCTTAATGCTTTGCCATTTATTTGGTTTGCAGGGCCGCAAGCAAGTAGGGCAGTTACTATGCTCCACACTGTCTGGGGAGGTCCATCGTAGTGTAATCGGATCATGGGGAGTTTTTTTAGTTCCTTTGCAGGTTTTTTCCTGCGGTTTGTAGGTCCCTGGTGGGGCTGGAATTTGTTTAGTGATCGGTTGCTCATACGGTTTCAGACCTTCCGGCAGCTGCTGCTCAATCCTTGCGATGTCCTTACTCAGGGTCTCACGTAGCTCCCCTACCCTCCCTGAGTGGACCTTGACTCCCCTAGATGCAATATCTCTGCAAATGAATGCAGCTGGAACGCTGACGTTCCAGTAAACGTTATCCAGTCCCCACCGTGCAAGTTCTGGGTCAAGGGCCTCATTGATCTGGTAGCTTGCGTCAGTGTCCCGGGCATTGTATAGCCGGTAAGCCTCGTCTGCGCTGCTACAGCCTCCATAACCACCAAGCTCCCGAGGAATGGCATCTGGCTGATCCCATGTCTTCCATTGAATTTTTGTGTCCGTAAGCTCGCCCGCTTCATCTTCACTTTCTTTGCCCTTCCCTTTCCAGAAGATCTTTCCCGTGTAGACACTCCCCACGAAGCCCAGGCCATGCCTGAAGTCCGGCTGCAGCAAATGCTGCTTCAACATCGTATCATGCATCCGGGCGGTGATGTTCCATCCTAGCCTCTCAAACATCACCGTGTCTGCGCCGATGATGTTATGACCAATGAGATCCGTAGCGGCCTCAAACACACCCTTAGCTCGGGCGGCGACTTCGCCATTCCAGCCAGCCACGCGACAAGCATAGAGGCGATCGCTAATTCCACAAAGGGAAATGTCTCCATTATGATCCCACTCAAGATCGAAGGCGAATCGAGGATTGAGGCCATCAAGAAGACCAGCGGCACTGCAGTAGAGCGCGTATCGCTCGGGGACCACGGTTGGATTCTTACGGAAATCATTGATGGTCACGCTGACGTACTTGGAGTCGCGGGCGAGGTAGGAGGGTTCTAGGGTGGGGATAACCTTCAGCTCCTGGCCACCCCGGAGGGGTAGGGGGCTGCCCCTCCACACAAGGATTCCCTTCTTCCCAGTGAGGGCGGTGAGCGGGGCCTCCCCCAGGGCGATGATTTTCTTCCAAGGACGGGCGCGGAGCGTAGGCTCCAGGTGGGTGCGTGCGCAGTAGGCCACTCCCGCGTAGGCTTCCGCGCGGCTGACACCACGCCACTTTGGGTCAGTAGGGAACAGAGGTCCGGTATGACAACAGACCACAGAGGCAGTGCTACACTGGGTGTGGCGTTTGATACCCGCGTGGCCGAGCATGGAGTTGATCCAGCTCCCGCTGAGCCCCGAGAGGCCTTGACCATTCTCGATATCATGCTCTCCAGCGGAGCCCTGCACCAATAGGATGCTGGAGGTGGGGACGAGGTTAGGGGGGGTCCAGTGCTCGCCGGTGACAGAGTTGAGTGGACAACGTTGGCAGGATGCGGGCTTGGGAATCTTAGGCAACGGGCTTTACTATCCCTTCTTCCACAAGACGTACGTAGGCGTCTAGGGCCAGGGCGCTAATGCTGGCCAACGATAGTGCTGGGTAGGCAACCAACAGGCGCCGCCAAAGGTCATAAACCACAGGATTATTAAGCTGCAAAGTTGGGTCGGTCATTCTCTATCTCCTTACTGTATCACAAGTGGGGCTGAATGTCAAGGGCTGCGTCAAAAGAAACTCCCACGATCTTCCCGACCGTGGGAGCCCTCTACATATACCGGTATTGCCGGTCCCGGCTGATGTACTCATTAGTGACCTGCCAGGCGAGTCCACGCGGGAGATCATCCCACCGGTACACCGGCACGCCAAAACGTTCCCGGAAGTACCGCTTGGTGAATCCATACCGCCGAAGCCAGTCAGTCTGTCGAAATGATGCGTATCCGTACATAGAGTCCTTTCTGGGGATTAGACGAAAATACCCCTGCTCCCTCTAGGAGAGCAGGGGCGTATCCACGCAGCCACCCTATCGGGGGACTGCGCAGTGGCTACTGCGCCGGGGCGATGGTGAAACCCTGGAAGTCCTGACGGGGCTCCGTGGTTCCACTACGTTTGTCGAAGCGAGGCTTGGTAGCCAGGGCTGCGGAGAAGGTAGCACCGCTGGTCCGGATTTGATCCAGCCACGCCACAGCATCTTCCTGGCCCTGCCATTCCCCATCCACCGGTACCCCCGTGGCATCCATCAATAGCCGGAGTTGCTTGTTGGTGGTTTCCCCCGGGAAGAAGCTGGCAAACACACGACGCCCGGAGTACTCCGGGCTCTCCGTGATTAGCAAGCTGAGATTCAGGTACTCCCCACTGCCCTCGGGCTGCCCCTTGGGGTTGTAGGTTCGCTGCTCAACCTTTGCCAGACGGAAGTTATAGGTGCCGTCCGGCACCGGAGCACGGCCCGGATCAACCGTGTTCAGGTTGACATGACCAAAAGTCGTGGGACGTGCGGTAGTTTCAGTACTCATAATGATTGTTGTTTCCTTTTGTTGGTTTGATTGTTAATATTTGGCATCCCCGCTTAGAGATGGCCACCCCTCCGCGAGGAGCGCGGAAGCTTGGTTTACAGGGCGCGCCCTGTAGCTGGTGTGGGGCTTGAGACCCACTCTTGACTTACTGTGGTGGGAGCTCTCCACCGATCTATCAAGCTGCGATTACACAGGTGTGTCCTTCCACACCGACCAGATCTTTTGGGGCCTCACACCCCTTCGGGAGAGTAGCGCTCCTACGCTTGCCCTTACGGGCGTCACGGCCTAGGGCCGTCGGACCACCCCAGAGGGACTCGAACCCTCACCTCCAATGTACAATCACTGGGGCCTACCATTAGCCGATGGAGTGGATCTTGGTGGGCTACCGGGGGCGCTTACCCAATGTACCGGCCCTCCTCTTTCTCAATAGAGATCAACGCCTCCTCAGCGACGGTCTGGCTTAACCGCTGCGCTGCTTTGGGGAGTGACTCAGCGTCCACAAAAATTGTCTCTTCTTGGTAGAACCTGTCAGACCCCTGCTTCGCTTTAGGGTAGGTCTTGACAGTCGCTCGGTATACGTTCATTTGATACATCCTTTCAGGCTAATCATACACATTAAATGGAATCGGAAGTAGTTGCTGCCTGATCTCTTCCCAACTCCAAGGATAGAAGTTGTGGGTGTCCACACCCACATCCAGCTGACGCCCCTCTCCAGGGAGGGTTCCGTGGGAATGTCCGTAGAGCTGGAATGCCCCCCGCCCCTTCCCCACCCAGCTCCGCATCGCGTAATGGCACAGCACCACCTGCTGTCCCTCGATGGTGATACTGCGCAGCTCTGCCTCGCTCCGAAAGGGGAGGCGCTCCCGCCTGCGAGGTTTATCATGATTCCCCCACACTACATGGACTTCCCGGGTGGGAAGCTGATCGAGGAATCCTTTGAAGTTGTAGCTGCTCCACGCGAGATCCCCAAGGAGGTAGAGAAGATCCCCGGGCTTCAGGACTTCTTGGAAGTTCTTCAGGATCTGGAGGTCCATCGCTTCGTGGGTAGCGAAGGGACGCTTGCAGTAGCGGATGATGTTGCTGTGCCCAAGGTGGAGATCTGCGGAGAAGAAGATACTCATGTAAGTTTTGCCTTTGCTTGGAGCATCTCCGCACGAGATGCGTAGATAGGGGTGTCGAAATGTCCCTGAGACCAATGCTCTCGGACACCTTCTTTGTATCTCAGGTGTTGGCCGCAAGGGCACACAAGGATGCCCGCATAGCGGACTACACCCTCGGTGTCAACATAGGCTGTGGTTGGGGGCACCGGAGGTCGAGACATTCCAGGAAAAATATTATCTGGCATGCTGCCTCCAATTGTGTACCGCCACACCTCCTCGCACACCGACCATCCCCACCACCACCCATCCTAGCGGGCGGCGCAAAGCAGGCACCCACCGTGCAAGTGCCCAAGCCCCCAGGGCTACCCCTCCAGTGATTGCACCACTGGTGAGGGTCTGGCGAGCCCCGAAAGGACCCCGTCCCAGGATGGGGTTACGCTCCTGGAGTCCGTAGGAGCTGGCAATATCCAGGGTGCTGGCTCCAAGATAAAGGGGGAGACTTCTGGAGAACAAATCGGCTCCTGAGGATGGAAGAAGCAACGCCAGTAGTAGAGCATACTTCACTGCGCGAGCTCCACCTTCTCCACCCCAAATTGCTTCATGAAGATTTCCCACAGTGGGAGGATGCCCACTGGGGCTCCGCTGGGGTCAGTAAGGACCATCCCATCCTGGAAGATCCCACTCCTGTCCCCCACCTGCCGGATTGCATCAGGCTTCACCAGCAGTGTGCGTTGCTTCACCCGGCCCAGCACCTTCCCCGCGGCATCCTTCACCGGGGTGTCCTTCACCTGGATGCTGATGACGCTTTGGAAGAGGGCAGCGGCGGCCCCTGCCAGGGCCCCTGGGAAATCCGGCGTGACACTCGTCATATTCCCAAAGTTATCGCTACGCTCCCGCTCCAACGCGGTCACAATCAGATCCTTCCGGCAGTTCTCCGGGGTGTTCTCGTTGGTGAGATTGACCAACGCATTGAGTTGCTTCCGGGCCTGCTCTCCCATGGTTTGGTAGTCACCCCGGAGGGGCACCCCATGGGCACGGGTTCCTGGGTCTGCCTCCTTGCTGGGGAACTTCAGCGCAGCGGGCTTCACGATCCGCTGCACGTAGTCGGTGCCGTTGTCGAGGACCACACCGCCGTAGGTGGTATCAGTGCGGAGACTCGCGATCAACCCATCCATGTCCTCGTAGGTCGCGGGCATCACGTAGTCAATACCAAGATCAGAGACAGACATAGTGCCCCCACCTTCAGCAGCTTCTACAGCAATGATTAGTGTGGGCTTCCCCCGCACGCTACGTGTGAACGCATCCAGCGAAGCCGCGAAGGTGGTCTTGCCGACCTTCGGGACCGCACTGAGTAGTGCACAAATACGGGTGTCTGGGCTGCGCAGCCCTCTGGTGTTGCGAATTGTCAGTTTTCCAAGTGTGGCCATGTTTTGTTACCTTTCTAATATAGCATGTTTGCGTGTAATTGTCAAACCTGGAGGGGCGTTTTCGCGAAATATTTTCATCATACGCTCAGCTCCCACAGGATTGAGAGAATGCACGATTAGCTCTTTGGAGGGCCATGCTTGGGTCTGAACCATCCACGCAGCAAGGTCCGTACCATTGGGGGTTTCTGAGGGGAGATCATTCCAAGGATAGTGTTCCCAGGCAAGATCGTGGTCGAGACTAGCAATCTCCACTGTACCGGTCTCCAGGGCTTTGATGGCCTCGATGGCTGTCTTGACCCAAGTCCAGCCTAATCTGCCATAAACATGAGGCTCCCGTACATCGTCTAACCAAAGTTTCATAAGTAAATCTCCCGTTGTTCTAAGTATTCCATCCCAGGATCGTCACCAACCTTTTCTCGAACTTTCTCAGTATCTACCCCACAGCATGGAGATATGTTTGTGAGGTAAATGCTATGGGCTAAGGATTGCCGAAGTGTCGGGCAATCCTCATAATGGGGCCAGAGCCGGTGTCCTAGCACTCTCCGCCCTAGGTACTTCACCTTACGCGCCTTCGGCATCTGGGGCCTCCTGGATCTCCACCTTCCCCCCACGCCCCACGTAGCCCCGTTGCATTGCGAGGAGCAACAGTTGGAGCTCGTGACCGTCTGCCTGGATGGTTGCCCACTGGCCTATTGGAGGAAGGTCACCCCCTACCCCCCAGGAGTATTCACGCCCCTCGCCGCCGATGCTGGTCTTGATATCCATCATGAAGGGTCTACCTTTCCATTTCTAAACCACCAATTACTATACGAACGTGGGGTTGGGTTTCTTGGTTTAATTCCTAAATGAGAGTATGCTTTTACTGCACACGAGTGTTCTACCCCAATCTCAGTCAAGCGGTATAGCCCCCTACCCATACCCTCGTACACAAAATCTAAGCGTAGCCGGACGCCGTTGCGGTCACAGTATTTAGGTGGGTAATAGCCATAGGGTCCGTGGTTACGCGCCATATTGCTTCCTCCTGGGGTCCCACGTATTTGGCTGTGTCACAAGGGTATCTCCTCCGTATTTGCTGCCTCTGCTATTGGGGCAAAGTAGTCAAGCCGATTTTCCTGGGCTTGCTCCATGGTTTGTACGGACTCCACGAACCTCTGACCAAATTTCTCCCGCCAGTAGAACCATTTGTCCCTTTCAGCATCCCATCGAGCCGTGGAGGCATTCCGACACTTACCTTTGTAGTATCCTTTGTGGCTAAGGGCGGTTGTGGGGATACACCGTTGTAGGTCTTGCTCTAGCCGGGCGTCGATCATACCTCCTCCTGGGGGGCTTCGCCCACATACCTAATAGTGTCTGCCTTCACAAACCCTTCCCACCCTGTGGCCTCTTGGAGGGCGCTGTGCGGCTCAAAATACTCACACGCTCCAAAGGTCTGATCCACGCAGTGCGTTAGCCGTCGGAGGGGTTGGGCGTGGCCCTCCCGAATTGCCTGCATCTCCGTCGCCAGGGCACACGCTTCCGCGTGGAGGAGCTCTAGAGCCTGGGGGCTTCGCTCTACCTTGAGGCGGTAGTAGCTGGGGACCCGAGGGGTTTTGCTCTTATCACTACCATCCAACGCAACCTCTGCCTTGCAGAGCTCGCACCGGTATTTCCCTCCACCCAGCGGCGTGTACTGTCGTAGGTCCTGCTTCGCCCCACATCCTTTACAGGTGCGTTGGGGGATATAGAGGGCAGGCTTCTCCAGAGTATCCACAATGATCCCCTGCGCGGGCTCCCCCGTCAGAGCAGCGAGGGCAAGACACTGGAAGTCCGCCTGCGCGCCCATCCTCCAGGAGAGCACCCAGTTTCCAGGACGGCGGCTGGGATCCTTGGTTTTGTACTCCTTCACCCACCAGCCGGGCTCCAGGTGGAGCACCCCTCCCAGGCCATCCGCAATCTCTTGTCCCCCCGGGGGGACCTTCCAGTAGTAGTCCACCTTCGCCAGGCCATCGACGGAGTCCGTCAGGGGGAACCGTAACGGGGCCTCACAGTGGCCCGAGGGAAAGTCCTCCCCGGGGTAGTGGGCGGCGTAGCCCTGCAGGAGGCGAAGCGCCCAGGCTCGGTAATCCGGGCTGACCCCAGTCTCCTGGAACACCTCCTCAGGGATCTCTAGGACCCCACGCTGACGGAGGACTTCCAGACCCGCATGGACACAGGTCCCCAGGGTGAGGGCGGAGTCCTGGAAACCCTCCTTCGGAGCCCGCACAGTGCTCCGCACGTAGCGCTCGTACCACTTCAAAGGACAGGACATGTACATACTGTACTGACTGAAGTCTAGGAATGGCTTGCGTGTGGACATATACCTCCATTACGTTGTTTTCCAGTATTGCAATTAGCACATAGTATCTGGAGGATTGAGGGAAAATTTTGATTTATGGCCCACTTGTAAATGTTCCTGTGGTTACCACCTAAGGCCCTACGGTGAGTGGCTCCGTCATTGTTAACGTGGTCTAACTCCAAGAAGATCTCTTCAGATTCTCCACAACATTGGCAGTAAGGTCCATAAGCTTCTAATACCAAGCGTCGATACCTAGACCAAAGTCTCCGTCCCGTGGTAGCTTTATAGGCACGTACTTTATCTGCATGACGTTGCCTATGCACTATTTGTTGGGACTTGTGCCGTAACCGACACGGTTCACACATACGATTTGTTGGCGTACATGGAACAGCCCCACAAACTGTGCACATTCCCATGGCTTTCAATCTCCAGTAACGGCGTTTAGAAGCTTCTGACATTCCTCCATTGTACCACATGGTGGGAATGTTGTCAAGCTACTCCCACCATGTCGTGAACTCCCCGGGAACCAGGATAAAGCGGGGTGCCTCCCCAAACATCCTCGCATCCACAACCACTGTAGGTTGGAGTTCATCATCCACCGATACCCCCAACACCCTCTCCCCATCCCGAGGGGGGCGAAACTCCCCTATCTTCCACCCACTCCCCATCAGGGCCTTCTCCACCCTTGCTCGTCGTCCATACACTCGTGAGGGTTTCACATTATTCCATTTCATACTCTTGGACCAATCCTTTCATCCACCAGGGTGGCCCCGGCAGCATCAACAAAAAGCATCACCTCATCCATGTTGTAGAATCTTCGTAGGTTATGGCCTCTAAACACAGGCTCCTGTGGAGTACTCGACTCTTCGAGGAATTTGGGAGAGGGATCCATTAGGGAAGCGGTGTTACTGATGTAGCTGGATATCCTCAGAGCTCCAGGGCGCCCTGTATCTGGACTGTAGTTAAAATCCCTTAGGTACCACGTGGGTCCGGGGAGTTTCACCTTGTGGGGGCGCCTCATGAGTGAGGCCTCCGGCAATCCACAAGCTCCACATACCGCCCTTCAGCAAGTTGTTCTACCTCTGACCAGGTTGTTGGGTGAAATAGGTTACTAGCACCATATCCAACTGCCGTCATCCACGTTCCATCAAGAGCCAAGCCTCTAGCGCCAGCGCTATAACTGCGCTGAACGTCCTTCACAAGTAACTTCCCATCTCTTGTATGGCCACTGTAGGCATCATACCCACACATCAACCAGTTATACACGTACCATTTTTCTGGGAGGGACGCCACCCGCTTCGGTCTAGCCATCTATAGTACCTCCTGCTTTGCGTCATACCGAGCCCGTGCGCGGGCCTGGGTGCAGTCCCTACACATCCCCCGGAGTCCATCGCTGCGTGTAGAGTCCTTCCCGAAGAAGGCAGAACTTCGTGCACAAGTGCAGCCGGGGCACCATTTCACAAGGCCCAGCTCCATCATCATGATTTCATTGGGTTTAAGTGTGGACCGCACTGATCGTCTCATTTTTAACGCGCGCGAAAGGGCCATTTTTGGCTCCATTTGTGCACGATCGTGCACAGATGAAAATCGAGGAAATTGCAGAAGTCCTTGATTACAAAGCGGTTAGAGGAAATTTTCTTGCACAAATCCTCCCACGCTCTAGTTAACCATGTTGAGGCCTCCGGGGGGTGGGGAAGTCCTTTAGAATCAACAGAGGGTTGTGGGGCACTTGTGCAAGAAACTTTACCTTGAGGGTAGTAGCAATAGACACAGTAAGGAGTCTCTGCCGGGTTTGAGTAAAGACACACAGGACACTTCCGGTACGAGTACAACACTATCTCCTGGCCATCATGCATGGTAACCGTGACGACACCCCATGGGATTGGTGGGGCCTTCCGGGGGCGGCCCACTACCCCACCTTTCCACACTGCGTGCACCGGTACTTCCCTTTGTTGGCGGTGCTGTTGCACAGATTTCCGAGGCGCTTTCCGGGTCCGTAGGTTTGGTCCTGGTAAGTGCTTGAGCAGGAACAAGAAATAATCTTCGTGGTAGTCATTGACAAATTTCCTTTCGATGTGGTATACTGGTTGTCGAGCCACCTACCCTTTACGGGTGGGCGGAGGGGGTGCGCCTAAAGCTACGCTTTAGGGGTTCTCTTCCCGAGCAGGCTGGGGATTCCACGGGCGATGCCGTGGAATCACCCGAGGCAGGTCCCGCCAGGCGTGCTGTGCTCCCACCGGCGGTGGCTCCACTACGATCCGTGAGCGGCAAGCCAGCCGCGCTGCGGTTGGGGCTACTCTTGACAAGGTAGCTGCGTAGGGATCGGGGACGGGTGTAATTTTTCCCTGCTTCTCACAAAGATCTTTATAGTACTTTGCAGCCCGGTAGAGTTCTCGGTTGTCGTGTTGCCACTGGCGCAGACGGGCGCGGAGGCCCATGAGTTTCCGCGCCATGCTACGCATGGCGGCGTCAGAATGGGAGGTCGTCGATGACATTGGAGTCCTTTCTGGGGGTGGGGGTACACTTACTCTCCACCCAGGCTAACAAGCCGGTGGCCGCTACGCTGGGGTGAAAATTACGGGTGAGCTCAGGCAGGGGTGGGACACCGTGGGTGCGCCAGTTGTCAATCACCCGATCATCCTGGCGGCCCAACCACTCCACCAACCACCCACACCATTGGGGCCACCAGAGGAGGTCCCCAGGATCCACGGTGCCTTCCTTCAGACGAAACTCCAACGTGCCCCGCATCATCCAGGAGTGGAAATTGAGAGCCTGGCGTCGAGCGGGGTTTTCATATTTGTGCTCGCGTTTCTGCCGGATTACACTTCTCCACTGAGGGTGACTATCGTAGTTGAGTTTTGACACACCATAGAGGTAGTGGTAGAACCAATCGGTGATCTCAGTAGCGGTACCTGCTGCACAGAGCCGCTCGCGTTCTGAGGGTAGGAGGATGTTGGAGGTGCAGTAGGGGTTGGTGGAGCGACGCTTAAGTACCAGCGTCCCCCAAAGCTTCGGGCAGAGTACTTCCCACGCAAGTATAACACGTCGTAGATCATACATGGAGAAGTCTGCCGCATCTACGTGAACGTGCATACCACAGGTTTCGTTGGCGGTGGCGCCACTACCATGGAGGGCTGTGCAGAGTTCTGTGAGACCCAACAGGACGCTGTCGCCCTCCATTTTTTTGGACACCAACTCCATCTCACTTGGAGAAACTGACCCATCCCGCACAAACGCCCCCGCAAAATGGGGGAGGAGGGGCAGTAAGGTGTCGTAGGTGGTTTTGCTCTGGCCATAGACCCCCCAGGTTGCGAGCTCTAGCTCCACCCCGATAGCACGGCGGCAGCGGTAGAGTTCGTAGGTGGGTGCGATGTAGGTATGGGCCTTCAAGTCGCAACTTCGATGGGGAAAGGCCGCGACCCGGCGTCCACTGGCGGTCCCTGGGCGGTGACAACTTAAACACACAGATATGCCCTTGACTGTTTCGCAACAGGTGCAGAAGCTACGGGGGGCGCGGCGCTCCCCACACTGTGTACAAACCCTACAAGGGCATGGACGTTGGTGTAGGACGCAGCCCCCACATCGGGGGCACCGTTTTGGGACTGCTGGAGGGTGTTTGATGCAAGTTTTACAGATCATTAATCTCCTAGGAGTTCTTCAAGAGTTACATGGATGAGAAAGACGCGGCGTCCACGACGGGTGCAGGGGGCGAAGTCAGGCACCTCGGACGTGTAGTAGTGCCAGAAGTTGTCACGGATCATGGCGGTGGGGGCATCGACTAGGGATAGATAGCGCTCTCCAGGAATTTCAAACTGGGGAAGCATAACCTTCCGGGGCCGACTCATTGTACCACCCTTTTGCGGTCTAGGAATTTTAACAGGAGTGGCGTGGCATGGGGAAGTATGACGGGGTCCTTGGTACCTGAGAGGTCTTGGAATTCTTGACGGATTCGGGCTTGTAGGGCAGGGAGAGGGGCCCAATTAATGTCATGCCACCAGGTTGTGGCGGAGATCCTAAAGAGTGTGGTGTCCATCGAGCCGGGGTCGGTAACCATAGGATGGAAAACTAAAACATTCCGGTGGTCTGGGATGTCTATGAGGTGGACGATTCCAGGGAGGTGAAGAATGTGGGGAGGGAGGAAGGCCCCAGACCAGGCGAGAGCTCTAACGCCAGAGGCGTCCCGCCAGCATCGGAGTTGAGGTCGCGGAGCATTTGGGGGTAGAGGCTGCCCTCCGGTAAAGACACAAGGGCCTTTGGGGGTTCTCCAATTTACTGCAGTTCCGTAATCAGTCCAGGATTTCTCCATTATTCGGAAGTCACGCCAGAAGGATGTTTGAGTGATTAGGGGCATAAGTTAGCGACTCCAAGTCCGGAATGCTTGCGCGTAGCGTTCCAGGGTGTAGGGACTACATACCGCGGGGCGGCTGTTGACTTCTAGGACCACACCGCCTGTGGCGGTCTCCAGGATATCCACCGCCCCGAGGTCGTAGTTGCAGGCGGCGACTGCGCGCTTCGCGAGGTTTCGCAGCCCGTCGGGCGGGTCCACATTGTGAGCCATCACCCAACCCAGCCTACGGCTGCGTACGCACGGAGAAGTGGGGTCGTCACCCGGAGGCATCCCTCGGGTATCTCCTTCCCACACCTTCACCGCTCGGGCGAAGCTGGTCATTTCTCCACGGTGGCGAATCACGTGGAAACGCCACTCTCGGAGGGAGGGTTGCCAACGGGTCCAGAAGTCCTTCCCCTGCCAGAGAGTTGCTGGTACGGGGAGCTGGCCATTACCACGGATGCTTTTCTTTCGGTAAATTCCTCCAGGGAGGGCAAGGGTGATGTCTTTGCCTTGGGTGTGTATGGCATCTCTCCCGTAGACAGGGGTAGTGAGGGCCCATTGCTGGGCTTCCTGTAGGGAGGTGGTGAAATCCAGTGTAGAGACCCCCCTCACCGCGAGATTCTCCAGTTGCGCTAACCCCCCCAGCAGCTCGGCGCTGCCGTTGATGGCGCGGGGGCCCACCGGAGGGCCACCCCAACGGAGCTCTACGGGGCAGTCTCGGAGCGGCTCCCGCAGGGAGAGGATGGAGCCGGAGGTGTGGCCGTGGAGGATCATAGTAGGCTCCCCTCCAACTCACCCGTGAGCTGCCGCTTCTCTTCCCAGCCCGGGCACTTACTCCCCACCCGCCACTGGTCCACTGCAATTCGTAGGCCTAGTTGCTTTGCCAAACGGCGGAGAAACTTCGGCTCTCTGTTACCCACATACCACACCAACCCACCACACACACTACAGATAGGGTGGGTAGTGGTGGGCTTGTAGAAGGGATCAATCGGGTAGTCGAGGCTGTCGAATAGTTCCTTCAGTACCCCGTGGAAGGTCACCTTTGCATCCTTCTCTGCGGCGCTGCCGCGTTCGGGACCCCAGAGGCGTAGCTTTAGGTGCCGTGAGGGCCGGGGGATTCTGTAGTCTGCGTGGGGACTCCCCCATTGGGGGCCCTGCGGGGCCACCACTACACTACGGGTAGGGGGGCTTTGTGTTGCTACATCACAGGGCTCGCAAACGTGCATGCAGCCCTCTTTTTTGCAGTAGTTGAAGTTACGGCATATGCTGCATAGGCTGTAGTGGAGGTAGGGGTGGGTCACTCTTAAGATGGGGATCATAGGGGCTCCTGGGCTAGTAGGCACCTTCGAGGTCTGGGTAGTGGTCCGTTACAGGACCTTCGGGCTCGCAGCTAACTCCAAGTTTCATTTTAACTTCCCAGAGGCAGGTGGCGCAAATTACGTCCCTTGAGAGAGCCATACGCCGGTAACACCGACAATTAGTGCAGACAAGACTGTGATGCCCACTCCCAGAAGGAGCGGCGGCGCTCTTTGCGGGAACCTCTAACATAAAAGGGCGGTCAGCCCAAGCTAGCACCCCCTTGAGGGCCAAGAGCCCCCAGTCTCCTGCGGGAAGACGGGAGAGGAGGTATTTTTTCTTTGGCTCCACTGCGTAGGTTTTGGTGATTTCCACCCCTGCGAACCGAGCCCCTACCTCAATGGGTGCTTTTGTGCTAGCCCACACCACATCTCCAGAGGAGAGTTTGCACACAGCTAGGTTTATGTTATTCCAGCCACTGAAGTAGGGGCCCCGAGGGGCGGCCTCCCCAGGGTGGTGCTCCCACCAGACAATGGTACCCCACCCACCAACCTCCCCGAGGTCTCGCCGTTCCGCGATATGGGCGAAGATGTGTTGGGAGTCAACTTGGAAACCGCGGTGGTACTTGGTATTAAGGGATTCATGGTTGGAGACGTGGCCATTGTGCACGCCCACGACTCGGAGTCCTGAGGGGGCGGTGTACTCAAAGGGGTGTGCGTTCTCGTCTGTTACCGCCCCAACGCTTGCCCCACGAGTGTGGAAAGTTTGGGGACCAGGGAGTTCTAGGTCTACGTAGCCATCCAGGATGCTCTGGGCTTCTTTGTGGGTTTCAATCCCATTCGTTACGCCCCAGCTGTCTTTCCCACGGCTGGCCATCCCAATGGCCAGGACGGGCATCATTGCAAGCGTGACTGGGTTCCGGTCACTCATTCCTAAAATACCACACATTTATTTGGGACTCCGTTTCCTAGGGGTAACTACACGGGTTGGGCTGGGTATCCTATGACCTTTTTGGTGAGTACGCAACCCCCAGACAGTGACGATGTTTCCGGAGTTGGGATTGTAGAAGGATTCTAGGGGCTTCCAGCCGGAGGCTTTTAGCTTGCGAATAAGGGGGCCTTCGGAAGAGATGGTGGTAGCGAGGACGAGACCTCCGTTATAGTCATTGAGTACCATACGGTTTTCTACTGAGGCTTTGGAAAGGTCGTCTTGCGCCACCGCATCAGCTGCCATGTGCATCCCACAACACTCTGTCGATGCGAAGAACATACTAGCGATCTCCTTTCCTATGGCTCGCCCGATACGCCAAGGGGAACCCCGTTATACACGCCACCACAAAATACCGACCCGGCTTCAGCTGGGGTTTAGGACCCTCAAGAACTTTCTTCATAGCTATTGGGTATCTCCTTTGTAAATTTGGCCCGGCTGTCCTATCACATCCTAGTGTGATGCAGAGAGAGGTACTAGCTGAGAGGGACAGCAACCAAGTCACCAACCCTCTCTATCCTCCCCCTCACACCACACAGCCCCTACCCACCTCAGAACTACCACACAGAGAATTACTACGAGTACTCGATGACCACCATATGTTACTAGCCGTGACCCCGAAGGGCACACTAGGATGGAGGGTGCGTCACTAAATACTCTTACTCCGCCGCCTGATGACGCATCACCAGGACAGGAGGGGCCGTCGGACCTTGCTACAACCGGGCCACCACTAGGCGGAAATACTCCAGCATCCTGATGGGTTGCTCTGCGAGGCAGGGCGAACGCTTAGGTTGGAGGATGGTTGAGGTTCCACCTAGTGGTGGCCCCATCCAGTAGGGCTGGATGAGACCTGAGGGGTTTACTCCCACACACCGGGAGCTATAGCTGGGTGGGGGGTCTCCAGTGGGAGGCTCTCCATGATGAAAAAGGGAGCATTAAGGCGGACTTGCGCCGCCCGAACCCTCCCATCCGCCTGGAGTACCAGCTCTCCCGGGACATTGAACCGGAAGTCAATTTTCCGGTAACCGGCGGGGGTAGCGGGCACGCGTCCGTTGTAGGAGTCCTCCGCGGTAAGGGCGAGCACCCCGGGGGGCTCCGGCTGCGCAGCCGGACGTGTAGCTTGAGGTTGGCGGGACACAAGAATGAGCCGGGGGTCCTCCTTTGCCGCTCGGGCTTGTTGAAGTTCCCGAGCAGGGGCTGTGAGGTAGTACTCCCCCTCAGCAGGAGGGCGGAACGCCACCACCGACATATTGGCAGCAGTGAGGATGGCCTCAAGTTGGGGGACGGTGAGCCCCCGGTAGGTTAGGGAGGGGATAGCTTGATAGGGCATTGGAGTTCCTTTTGCCTGCTGTGCAGGTAGTTACAACCCGAAGGGTTGGAGTTAGTGGTAGTACCCAGAGGAGCTGGGCGGATGGTTAGAATAAATTCCAGGCGCGTTCTTCAGGACTCAGGGGAGCGCGGAAGTTCCGAGAGGTAAGGCGATCCCCCCACCATTCCCTCCCACAAGGGCACAGGGCAAGCCGCCCCTCCACATCATGGGTGTGGCGCAGCCAACAGTGGAGATCCCCCAACCATAGGCGGAGGAACCGCAGGGAAGCATAGAAAGTGGGACGGCGCATTAGGCTAGCTCCTGGTCCATAAGTTGGGCGGAGAAGGATTTCACGTAGGTGGAGGGGGAAGACCACCTAGGGAGTAAGGGTCCTTCTGTCATTCCAGAGGCTTGTGCCCCCTCCATTACCAGATAGAGGGCCTGGCTTGCAAGGGTACTTCCGTATAATTTTGCCATTACTGCCTTGAACAGGTCCCAGTGTTGTTTGATGTACTGGCACGCCGCGTCTGCATCGGCGCAGGCGATGATTTGGTGGGCCTCACTGAGGAAGTCTGGGCGCCGCCCATCGTAGCGAAGCCCCATCCCAAAAGCCCACCGCCCCACGTCTAGGGCAAAGTTAAAGATCCTAGGGTTACGCAGCAGGAAGCTCCCCGGGGTGCGGTATTCTAGTCTACCAGGGCCTGGGAGCCGGTACTCTCCAGGACGCCCATAGGCTACCCGGCGGCGGGGATCTTCCAGACCCCGCCCAAAGGCAGTCAGGAGAATCCCCAAAACTTTATCCATCATCATCACGGTCCCATCAGGGTACCAGGGAGGGGCAGGGATGTCAGCTAGGCCCCAACTAAAATGCAGGTGGCAGCCACTATACCGGAGCCGGTGCTGGTAGGGATCGGAGAAGTGAATTCTAGGGTAGAGGTCGTCCCCGTAGGCATTTAGGCTGGGGCTACACCCGAATTCTACAAAAGCTGAGGGCGCCTCCTGGAGGACCTCCAGGGGGATTTCCACCACATCCGCAGTTTGTAGGTACGCCCCGAGAGGAAGCCTCTCGGCCATTTTGCGTAGGCACCCCCCGATACGGGCAATTAGGACCTCGTGGCAGGCGCAGGGCGGCGGGGCCATCTCTCCCTGGAAGCCATCCCAGAATACAGGGCCGGAGAGCGGAGGGAGAGGAACAGAGTCAGAGGTTTGGTTGTACTCATCGATGGCCACAGCCTTACTGTGAAGGTAGGTGAAGCTGGGGACTACCTGCCCTGTAGCGTCAAAAGCAAAAATCTCTGGATCAGTTCCAGAGAGCCCAATGCGGGGGTTGTGGAACATTAGGGAACGCCAGGCAGGACTGTGGAAATCCTTAGGGTTGAGCCGGGTGACTGTGGGAGAGTAAACTTCCACACTACCCAGATCTCGGGTCTCTCCCATACCATAACAGTAGTCCTTTAGGATGGTGACAATCCTCACTGGGGAGTTCTTGTAGAGAACGAAATCTCCCTGCTGGAGGGGGGTTACACTATTTTGCATGAGTTTCTCCTTGTGTTGCACCGCACGTTCACAGACTCACCGCCATCCGGGCGATATACCCCACGCCGAACGCCAGGATAATAAACCACCAGTGGATACGAATCATCTCTTCCAGTACTCACAGGTGAAGTAGACGCCAACGAACGGAAGTTTCTGCAGCCACCCGCCACGGTGCCGATAGAGGAATCCCCTCATTAGGTTCATGGGGAACCGGCGCTTCAGCTCATTGTAGGTATCAGTATCGGGAAATGACCCGCATTTATTGCAGTACCCACGCGCTCCGTCTGGACGTGCGTGGCGCTCCAGGTCCGCGCGTAGCAGTGCGTTGTAGATTATTTCTTCGGCGTCTACTGGACGTCTCATGGTGTCTGTGCTCATAGGAGTTCGGAACGGCTAGAAGGGAATGTTCTCTTCCGGTAGGTCAAATGTGAACTTCAGAGGTCCGATTGGGCCTTGGAGGGTCACACCCTGGGTGAAGCCCCCCCTCGGGGTTGTATCATAGAGTAACTCCATATCCTCACGTAACTCCGGCACATTTAGGTCTCGAGTCCAGAGCTCTAGAGGAGTGGGGAGTAGATTGTGGATGGGATTCCCAAACTCCACCTGACGCACGAAGCCAGCACCTGTGAGGAAAGCATGGCCCTCACGCCTCACTACTGCTATGGCGAGACCTGGGGGCCACCGCCAGAGTCTCCTACGGGCAAAATTGTGCAACACAGCAAGTAGGTCAGCGTTGAAAACTTTTTGCTTTGCAGGCGTCCAGCGCCCCGGCGAGCACGCCGCAGAACCCACTAGGAGCACCCCACAACCGAGGTTGTGCTGGGGGTGCCCCCCAAGTTCAGGGGGGATAGAAGAATAGTGGGAGAATGACGCTTGGGGCTGGGAGGGCATAGATTCCTTTTGAATTTGGCGGGGCGCGCAGCTGGTAGGCTGCCGCCCCGGGCTACTCCCTCATCTGAGACTTGGGTGTCCCCGAAGGGACTAGGGGAGGTTTACAACCTCCCACAGGGAGGTGCCCTCTTGCTACCCTACTTCCCCGCTACACGTCGCCCGTTAGGGTGGCAGCGGGGTTTTTACAGCTAGCCCCTAACGGGGAGCACTGTGGAATGCTCAGAGTTGCCGCTTAGCAGCTGGGGTGAGACCCCTTGGGAGAAGACTTCGGGCTATAGCCCTGTTTTATCGAAATGTCAGCGCTCTCACAGAGCAGGCACTGACGGAGGGGTTTATGATTCAAGAGACGCCAGAGCAGCCAAGCTCCCAATAAGGGAGCTTACAATTAGCAGCCCAACCATGACAGCTATCTGGTCCTCTTGAGGTAGGACCGTCCCTGTGTAGAGGTACAATAGCAAGCACAAGATCCCAGGGGCATTCAGGATCCCCCAGATCCAAAAGATATAACGGCAACGTTTCATGCTTTCGCTCCTCCCACACGTAGTGTGGGTACACGTGTACCAGGTATTCGCGCTGTGGGAGTTTTCCCCACCGGGGGCTCCACCACAGCGCTACGGGGCGCCGCAAGTACCGCTCTCCGTTGGGCGAGAGCTGCCCGAACCCGGGAGGTCATGAGGTTTTCAGCCACCAAAGATTCGGCACCAACTCTTCTCCATAGGTCACTGTAAGCTCCAGTAGGTAAAGGAGCTCCTACAGGCCAAGCTAGATAACACCTAGGTGCAAGCGTCCCTCTAGTAAGACCCTCAGCTAAGGCCCATGCTGCTTCGTAATGTTGAGGTTTCACGCTCTTCACGTGGCCCCAAATACTCTTTTGGCATTTTTGAGTGATAATACTATAGAGTATCAAAATCTCTCCTCCAGGTCCTTCCATATCGCCCACGCCAACCAGCACAGGAACACTACCCAGAAGAGGGTCATGCGAGTCCCTGGGTAAACAACTGTACTAGACATGCGTGTAGGATTGTGAAGATAACCCAACAGAAAGCAATGGCGGCGAAGCCCCCCAACCACATAGCTACATGCTTCCACCAGGCACAGGTGGGGCGGCATCCCAGATATGTCAGGGTTCCCCCGTATAGGGGACCCCATAGGGCTATAAGTGTAAGAGTAGCAAGATCTTGGGGAGTCATAGGGTCCTCGGGACTTGGACGCTACACAGGAGCTCTAGTGCCTGTGCGGCAGTGCAGTGGATCTCCACAGGTTCCTCTTCAGATTTGTTATGGATAAGAGTGTGGGCGTCCGCAGGACCCCAAGTCTCAAAACTCTCATCGGTTCTAGGGAATCGAACTGTGATTGGGTGCATACTAGCGTCCATGGGGGAACATTTGGGATTCCAGGGAGAAGCTCTCCTCTGGGGTGTAATAAGCTAGAAATTTGCACCGTTTACACTTATGGGTTTTCTTGCAAGTCTTGATGCACGTGTGCTTAAGGGGATCGTAATGGCCCACCTCACACACACAATCACAGGGGAGCGCTTTTATGAAATCTAAACAAGATTCTTTGGGCATGTCCGGGCCTCGCTAGGACCCCACACCCACGGAGAAAGGGTGTGAAGCCCTAGTGAACCCCGGAGGGCTCACTACGCGGTGAAGTAGGATTAGAAGCGACGCATAATGGATTAGGTCCCTTTCTGTTTTTTTGGATTTGTACTGCAAACTCTAGAACTCGTCGAAGGCCGCCGCAAATAAGACTGCTAGCAGCACCAGGGCCACCACAAACCCCCAGAAGATTAAATTGACCTCTAGAGGTACAAGAGCTAGCTCTACCAGCAACAACATCGCTAGTATAACCCGTGCAATGATTGCTCTCATAGGACCACCTCGGTACCATCCGGCGGCGGCCATCCCCCACCCCGGAGCTTCCGGCAGTGGAGGTCCCAGCATTGCTGGGGGGAGGGTGGCGCAGTAAGCGCCCACAGGGCTTGCGCCAACCAGAGCTTCAGTCTACGCATGCAGCACCACCAGGGTGCGGGTCTCGCGGTTCCAGTGGACCTGGGGCTTGGCAGTCTTGGGACCGCGCTTGTTACCCCCAAAGGTGGCGAAAGCCGCTGTGAGCTTTGCTAGTAGCCCCTCTTGTCGGAGGCTCCGCACCCCTAGAGCCTTCTCGAAGCTCAGCTTGCGGGAAGTGGCGCGGGAGAAGTTATCTTGAGGGGCGCAGACCGCCAGCCCCTGTGCCATAAACCTCACCTGCTCTCCTGGATCAGTGCGTAGCACCGTGCAGGTGGTGATGGCGGAGGGACCCCGGCGACTCTCCTTTGGACCTTTATAGGGGGCTAGCCGGGGGTACCGGCCAAATTGCGTAGCATGGGTGAAACCTACAGTGTAGGTGTGACCCGCGTGGGTTACTGAGAACATGAGGGCTCCTTGCGGTGATATGCCTCTGTGTAGAGGTAAAAATAACGACGCCCTTGGGGCCGCGAAGCCCACCGGTTCCAAGCTCGGAGGCCCCAGAGGGCCAAGGCCAGCGGGATTGCGTAGGAGAGAAGAGTAGTCAAGGTCATGATAGTAGACTCCTTACGTCTGTACTATTGTCAATGCCAAACCAGAGGGCTATGGTCTTTCCCAGAGCTTTGGTTTTGGAGGCGCTTCAGCCACTAGCCTCTTCAGGTCAAAGATGGGTGGGGGCTACCCCCCAAGGACAAAGAATAGTACAGACGTAAGAAGTTTACAGGTTACTTGACGGGCCCAAGCTACCCCTTGAGACCCAACATCACAACGAGGCCTTGCCTCATAATGGTTAGGTCTCCCAATGAGTAGTATCTGTACATAAGGACTCCTGAACTATTCACGCTACTGGGGGTTCTGGGCGTTACCTCAGAACCCCCCGGTAGGCGCCCGAGCCTAGCGGCTCACCAGCGACCACGCTTGCTGCGCCTCCTTTGGGGAGGCTAGGCGAAGCTGCAGCCAGTAGCTGGCCATGGTAACACCGCTCCGCTACAGGTGTAGGGGAGTAGGGTGTTGGAGAGCACTCCCTATAGAGCAGGGAGGTTAACGTGGAAAATTGAATGCTCCACGTGTCGGTGGAAGGGCTCTGCGAGCTCCATTTGGGTAGGGGTGGCGGGCTTCCAGCCTGCGGCCACCATTGCTTTGATGTGGGGGAGGCGGTTGAGGTCCACATGGTAGAACACCCCATCCTTCACTAGGACAGTACGGGTAAAAAATTGGCTGCTCCACACTTGGAGTGTGGGACGCGTGGGTGCTACCCCAGGAGCGGGGAGCGCCGCAGGGGCGGCCCCTAGGGTTCCAAGGAAAGCTCTACGATTAATCATTTTGATCCTTTGGAGCAAACCTCAAAGCGGCACATTCACCCAACATCAGAGGTCACAGGCCCAGTCCAAAACTTAGACCCAGATCCAGATTTAGACCCAGACTCATACCCAGCCTTAGACCAAAACCAAGCCCCAGAGCCAGATTTAGACCTCACTAGAGACCATTTTTTGCGACGATTCTTAGGGGGCATGATTACTTACCCCGCGCAAAGGCCTCAATTGCGGGAATCCGTACATACGCGAATTCGACCCCCATATCCTGAGCGTCCCTCCAGGCCGGTGCAGTGAAGGATCCAGTTTCATACACAATCCGTGGATTGCGAAGCTTCACGAAGTCGTTATTCACGCCCTCCAGGATACCGGCATAGAAATAGTTTCCACAGAACAAGATAACTTGTCCCCCGCTGAGAGATTCTAAACCCTCACCAGTTACAGGCTCAGTTGCTATGAATTTTCTCATCTGGTAGTCACTTCCTAGGATTTCTCCTACAGAACCCTCTCACCTGCCCGGAAACCGGGGAGCTGCGCGTAGCGTAGCGGAAAAGGGCTCTGTGGGAGGCTCCCCGGAGGGGGGAGCTCCTCCACGCGATACCGTCCTGTGCTACGCCGCTTTCTTCGCGGGCCGTTGGTTGCTGCGATTCACGGGGGCAGCCTTGCTGCTACGCTTGCTGGAAATAATGGTGGTCTTGGTACCCTTGGGTGCGGTGGTGTTTGCCATGATAAAGTCTCCTTTCATCCTGAATTGACCCCCGTAGGGGTTGGGCTGGAACCCACCAAGCTCAACCCTGGAGGGCTGGTCTTGGTGGGTGCTGGAACCGGGGCTCCAGCAACCACTGTGGGTGCAGCCCGAAGGGCTGCGGTGCTCCCGCAAACTCAAACGGTCTCTTCGTATTTTGCCATCAAGGCCCGTAGGTACCGTAGTACCAGGCGAATGCGTTTTTTCACAAAGAACCCCACAAGCATCAACACGAATAGATTCCACAGAAATGTACGTAATTTCACAGGTTTAGTCCCTTTCTTGGTACTGGTACGCTTTGTGGCCCGCATCCCGAATGTGATCACACCATCACTGCGGTAGGTACCACAGTTTCTACAGGAGGCCCAATCCCACTCATGGTCATAGTCCACATGAAATGTCTCTCGTCCACACCCCGGACACGTATCACGAGGTGCTCCAGAGAACACCCAGCCTATAGCTAGGATGCCAGCTATAGTACCCCCAGCAATAAGTAATGGTGTAGTCAGCATAGGAGGTCCTTTCTAGTTCGCGAAACACTTTCAAGCTCACCGAAGTTACCGTGAGATGCCGGGGCTACACCCTTTGTTCAAACTACTCCCGCTGCACGCACGGACAGCAATCTTGATAGGGACCACGCGGGTCTTCACCCCAGGATACCGCTCCGCAGCTTCACACGCAGCCATGTAGGTGGTGATGGGAGTGAAGGAGCGCCAGTTGCCGGAGGCGGTGAGCCACTGGGCGACGAATTGGGCCTTCCGGCGGAGCAGCCCACAGGCCCTCATCGCTCACACCCCATCATGTGACCCGTCCACCCATCCAACAGGGGGAATCCCTTCGCGGCTAGGCACTTGTCTACTAGGACTGATTCGTAGGGGTTTGGCTGTGGTGCGTAGGAGCGGGCTACCATTACAATACCCCAACCCACCAGTCCCAGCCAGATGGTTTGCAGTAGGCCTTTGAGGATCATTTGGAGCTCCCCAGCATCGGGACTACCAGCAACACCCCACTAATCACTGCACCAATCCCCCCTAGCAACTGCGGGAAGGTACTCGCAATGGATACTAGCAGTACTCCGCCCAGTAGGCACAGCGTGGAGCACCCACACGCAACCACCACCAGACACCGATCATACCAAAGCATAGGACCTCCAGGGTCTTGCCAACGCCAAAAATCCGTAGGGCACCCTACGGTGAGTAACACCCCCAGGAAGATTCGTGGGTAGCGCCTCAGAACTTTGCAGGGGCTTTCACCCCCGCAGGGACTCCCCCAGGGCTTCTACCGTAATGGGCACAGCCCATGCCGCAAGCGGCGAGGTAGGATGGGGGAGGAACTTGTTACCCGCGAGGATCGCGGGGGTATAACTCTACCGGAGCGGTAGGGAGGGCCTTAGCTCCTACCCGATACCCGGTATCAATCTTTGGGCGTCCAGTTTCCCCACAGAGACATTGCTCCTGCCCACAGTCATTGCAAAGATACGGGGCCGCAGTGGGTAGCCGTAGGTTGTGGTAGTAGTTACGGGCGTGCCATTCCTTTGGGCTAAATACCGGATGCGGGGGTCGCCCACACGCTACCCAATGTGCTACCGCATCCGCTTGGATCTTCCGTTCAAACGCTACACGCTCAGCATACCCACTAGTAGCACGCGCGTAGGCGTCCCAGTAGCTACCCACTGGGGCCACTATTGGATCCACACGGATTGGACGGGGCTTCCCTGCTAGGGTGACACCCTGAGAGGTAGTAGCTAGCTGGGCGGGGGCTTTGGGCTTCGTACTGATTGCTACCCGCTTCCGGGCTTCCCTACGGGTACCACTACGCGAGGATTCTTCCGCCTTATCAATGCGGCGTAGGGTACCTCCTAGGAGATAGTCATGTAGGGACATAGGGGCTTTCCGCTCCCCGCGGGGACTTCATGAGACTCCGCAGGGACTTCACTGCTAATACGTTACTCCCCGTAGGGAGTAACCTACTAGCAGGGTACCCCGTAGGGTACCCTGTAGGCTAGCGCTACCCTTTGGCGGGGGCAAGTGCGATATTGAGGTTGATCGCCGCTTTAGGTGCCAGCGGCACTTCCCGCTGATAGACGCTGGAGTGGAAGGGGATGTTGCACACCCCGTCCGCAGTCGCGCTGACCACCAGAGTCGCGGAGCGCTTGCGCCGCTTGCCACCCTTCCCATCGTCCACCATCTCATCGACCTTGCGCACGTCTTCGAACGTCACGTCTGCAAGGGGAATCGTAACGGTCAGGGTGCCATTTTCGACTTTAAAAGTACCGGGTACCGTAGTACCCACCTTGGAGTCTACCGCCTTCCCTTGCGCGTAATCGCTCCAGAAGTCGGTTGCTGTATCGCGGGTGCCCGGTTGCCGTAGAGGCAAGTTGGGAGTCATGTTTGCTGATCTCGCTTTCGTTTGAGTGTCAAGCGGCGTAATTCGCTTGCACCAGTCTACCGAATTTCAGGCACCCATTTTGGATAACAAATGTTGATGCACCCATAAGAATTTATCATCCAAAACACCCATGCTCGAATCGGTAGACCTGTGGTACATTTGAATCTATGCTGACTAACCCTACTGATCGTGAAGCCCTAGAGCGCGTCTACGTCGATTGTCGCCGTCGCGCTATGCTGAGTGCCCGGCGCATCGTTCGGGGCGAACCGGACGCGCTGGAATGCGTTCAGGACGCATTCCTCGACGTATTGCAGAGCGCAGTTGACGCGCGGCACCTTGAAGCCCTCTTCATGCGTAGCGTGAAAAATCGTGCCATTGATATGCTACGCACTCGTCGCACTAGCGCAACTACCCTTGGGGTAATCGACAATCAAGGCTTCGACGCCGCCCCCGAATCCATTGCAGACAAAACATGCAACTGGCTGCTCCGCACACTCAAGGGGGAGCAGGGCCAGTGTGCCCGTACCCTACTTGCTTGCAATGGCGACTTCTCGACCGCCGCACTCAATCTAGCCTGCACTGAGAGCCACCTGCGCGGTGTAGTTCGTGCAATACGCGCCCGCTACGGTAGCTACTCCATGCCCGTTAGCGTCACGTTCCAAGGTGGTGCAAGCTACCTGGCGCCTGCATCCGCCCGTACGATTTGGCCCCTAGTGGCGATGTACGGTCTAGGGGAACCCCTGCCCTGCCAATCAATGCTGGAATGCTACTACCCTTGCTAATCCTGTGTTGCGCGTGCCCTCGCTTGCGGGGGACGTGCGGAGTACAGGAGACTCCCAAACATGTCTAATTGTATCTGTCGAAAATGGCGCTGGATGTTACGACATCCAATCCTAACCCTACGGGGTTATCACCAATGCCATCGCTGCATGGCAGAGTATGTCCCCCCGTCAATCTTCCATTGTTGCGATGGGGACCATCCCGCCTATGATGAAGTAGCACCTGCTCCGCATGACACTACAGCCTGAGTGTACTCCACTCACATTACTTGCTGGGGGCGATAGCATATTCCCCCGCCCTCTCCCCACACTCCCCCTATCAACCACTACGTCCCACGTAGTACTACCCCTAGGGGTATGACGCACGTGGAACCACTAGATGTTGGGGGCGAAGCCCCGGCGAAGAGGGTGGGGGCGGGGCGATTTGAAGTGCGCGGAGCAGCGGGGTCCGGGGGGCGGTACCAATACCTGAGAACAGTTTTAAATTTTTGAAAATAAAAGGGTTAGCGTTCCGCCTACCTGCGGCCCCACACGGGCTGTGGCGGGTGTTTGCAGAGCCACTGGGGGCCTCGGACAGGTGTCCGGCCTCTGGCTGTCCGGGGTGTCCGATCCTCCGGGGGAGGGCAAGGAGGGTGGGGAGGGCGCCCGCGGGCCCTCCGGTAACTTGTTGATTACAAAGGAGCGGTTTTCCCGGGGCGCCCTCCTCAAAATTATCCCCCCTACGCAGCCCGTAAGCTCTTGACAAAGCGGGGAGATCTGTGATATAATGGACTGTAAAGAGTGAAATGAGTTTCTCCCCACAAAACCCCCCAGAAACCCCGCCTCCGGCCCCCCAACCCCCTCCTATCGGGCCTGGGATCTTCCCGGAGCCGGGCCCCGCTGCCCAGGTGTGCTCCTCCAATCGCTGCTCCCGCGGCCACACCTGGGCGCCCACCCTTGCGCTGACCCGCTGCCCGGGGTGTGGGGGTCATGTGCTGGCAATCAAGATGGAGCAGTGCCCCCAGTGTAATGAGCCCTGCACCGAGTTTGCCCTGCGGGCGGACCACCTGAGCCCCCAAATGCAGGTGGCCCCGGTGTGCCGGGGAGCAGCTACGCTGGCGGAGGCGGTCACCATCCACCTCCGGCATGAACACGCGGAGCAAGAGGAGCAGCGTGCGCCCGCGGCGCGGGTGGCGCAGAAGTTGGAGCCTCCCTATGGGAATTGACCACAGCACCCTGCCGATGGATAGTGAGGAGTACTGGATGCGGGAATTCCAGCATGAGGACCGAGATGTGCTGCTCCGGAGGTTGGAGGCGCTGGAGGGGCGGGTGAATCGGTTGGAGTCCCGACTCCCCTCGGAGCCTTGGGGTCCCTACCCAGTGACTTGCGGCCCCGATGGGTACAGCGAGGCGCGGACGTGAACCTCTACGCCCGCCTGCTCCAGCGCCGTCGGGTGGAACCCGTCCCACTCCCGGAGCACCTGGAGGACTACCTGCGGTATGTGAGGGGGGAAGAGTGGCAGAGCCGGGTGCCCCTCCGGTATGAGAGATGGTTAGAAACTCGGGAGGACGCCGATGGCGAAGGCAGCTAAGATGAAGAAGTGCGGGACCTGTGGGCAGCGCCACACCGGGCCCTGTGCGAGGCAGGGATAATGCTGCGCCGCAGGCAGGTAATCCTCACAATCGATGATGTGGTACGGTTGCTACGGGACTACGCAGGGGAGGGGGAGATCCCAGAGGATGCTGCTGCGCAGCGTCTGATGCTCAACCCCAGTTCCCGGGAGATCGCAATCCAGGCAGGAAGCGGAGCGTGGACCAGCGGGCTGCCACCGCTGCGGCTGAGTTTCAAGAACAGGAAGCTCTATGGAGTCTCCTAACCATGGCTAGCCGAATGCTGATCTTCGATCTCCAGTCCCTGAAGGACCTCATGGCCCACTACAGCCAGGGGGAGATCCCCTTTGACAGTGAAGCCGTGGGCTTCGCGGTCAGTCCCTACCTGGAGCGCTACCTTTCCCTGGAGGTCACCAGCAGTCAGTGGCCCCTGGACGACACCGTGACTGCCGCCGGGGAACTCATCCCCCTGAACTTCCGCTACGACGGCAAGCGTGTTTTCACCGTGCAGCGGCCTAGCGCTGCGGGGCCGGAGGCCTGGACCGAACCCGGGGCAGTGGAGGCCCCAACCCGACAATGACCCCTAACATCCTAGTAATCGGCGAAGCCATGGTGGACCGTAGCCTGGTCGGCACCGCGGAGCGCCTCTCCCCCGAGGCCCCAATCCCCGTGGTGAAGCCCCAGTCTATCACTGAGCAGCCTGGGGGCGCAGCCAAGGTCGCTGCAATCCTCCGAAGCCTCGGAGCCTCAGTGACCCCTACCTACCAACCAGGCTATCCAGACGCGGGCCCCGTGAAAAACCGTCTCTTCGTGGGGGACACCTGTGTGGCGCGCTGGGATGAGGGGGACCATTGCGATCCCATCGACGTGGGGGCCCTCCCCCCTCTGGGGGCCTTCGACGCTGTAGTCATCAGTGACTACGGGAAGGGGGGTTTCACCCCACTAGTGCGCAGCCGCCTGATGGAGCTCCTCCACGCCTTCGAGGTACCCACTTTCATCGACACGAAGACCAGCCCCCACGCCTGGGCCAGCTTCCCCATCTTCTTCCCCAACGCCTCCGAGTACTCCGCCCACGAGCGCCTCTACGCGAGCACCCCCACCGTGGTGAGGACCCTTGGGGCCGGAGGCATGGAGCTCCTCGATCACGGTGTGCGGACCGCCTTCGAGTTCCCCCAGAACCTCCACCCCCGCACAGTGATTGGGGCTGGGGATGTGGTGATTGCCGCCTACGCGTACTCTGTTGCGTGTGGGGCCTCCCCCCGGGCGGCGCTCTGCTTCGCAGCCCAGCAGGTGGGGAGGGCGCTATCTAGCCCTTATGGAGCTAGCTTGTAATGGATATGTGCAAGCGTTGTGGTGCTCACCCCAGATTGGACAAATCTTTTTGTACGCAATGCCGAGACTTGTGTAGGGCAAAATATAGGCAGAACCCAGAACCTATTAAAGCAGCAAGTCGAACCGCGCATCGGAAGTACAAGCAATTAGCTGTAGCTCAGCTAGGAGGTTGTTGTGTAGTATGTGGGGAAGCACGGTACCCTTGTTTAGATATAGACCATGTTAACAATGATGGGAAGCAGCATCGAGAATCTCTAGGGCTCCGGACTACACGTAGCAACTCTGCGAAATTGTACCGTCTATTAGCCAGGGGTGTAGCATCTCCATGTGAACTACAACTACTGTGTGCAAACTGCCACCGTATGAAACACTGGAAGGGAGAATAATGGTTGATCTCACCAAGTTCGATGGGTATCTCCATGTAGATAAGATGTGGGGAGCAGAGGTTTGGTTAGTAAATACCCCAGCGTACTGCGGGAAGATACTGGTAGTGGATCCCGGTATGATGTGCTCTAACCATCGACATCTAATTAAGAGTGAAAGTTTTATCATCCTGGAGGGCTCCCCCATGATCCAGCTTGAGGGTGGGCGCTGGGAAACGAAGGCCCCCGGGGACTGCGTCCATGTCCCCGTAGGGACCTGGCACCGGTTTGGTGCCGTGGAGGCCCCCGCATTGATGCTGGAGGTCAGCAGCCACCATGACGACGCGGACGTGGAACGCCGAGACCCGAGTGGTCCCCTCCTCCCTTTCTAATGCCGACCGAACTTAAGCCATATTTAACTCCACACCTCAAAAGAGAGATAGAGAGGCTGCCCCCCAAGGGCCGTGCCGAGGCCATGGTGGAGGTCGCCCGCCGGGAGTGGGCCCTCTGCGCGGAGGACGTCCTCTATTGGATTGACCCTGCCGCCCACCTGGTCCCCTACGTCTACACCAAGGACCCCAAGAACCTCTATCAGTGCCTTCTCTGTGGGGACCACAACACCTACGTGCTGGAGCAACGCAAGCCCCACATGCTGGAGCTCCACAAGCAGGCCCTCTCCAAAGAGCAAGAATTCAAACAGGTCTTCCGTGAACTCCCGAAGATCCGCCCCTTCACCATGATGCCCTACTTCGAGCCCATCATTGATGTGTGGCAAACGGAAAAAATGGTGGCGGTGGAGAAGTCCCGGGACATGATGATGACGTGGCTCATTGTGACCTTGTACACCTGGGACAGCCTGTTCCATGAGGGGAAGCAAAACATCTTCCAAAGTGAGGATGCCTCCAAGACCCGGGAGCTCATCGCCCGCAGCCAGACCATCTTTGACAACCAACCGAGCTGGCTCAAGCGCCAGCACCCTGCGATCTTCTCCGAGGGCCCCAACCGGGCTGGGCTCCTGAGGGTGCCCTCCCTCCAAAGCGAGATCATCGGCTTCCCCCAAGGCGTCAGCAAGATTCGCATGTACCACCCTTCCGGGGTCTTCAGCGACGAGGCCGCCTTCAACCCTGAGGCGGGGGAAACCTTCGCGGCGATTAAACCTGCAATCGATGGGGGTGGGCGGTACACCGCGATCAGCAGCGCCAATTTGGGATGGTTCGAGCGTGTGTGCAGAGACCGTACTCATGAGGAAGGAGATACGCTATATGTCTGACCGCCTTGGCGCGTGGCGCCGTTACCGTGACACCGAAGGGGCCCAACTCCCTTGGGTACGCCCCGCGGAGCTCCGACACCTCCCGCTTGCGGGCCCTGTGGTGCTGGTGAATGGGGCCTTCGACCTCCTCCACACCGGCCACATGCGGCTCCTGTTTGCCGCTCGCGCCCAAGGCGCAACCCTCGTGGTGGCCCTAGACACCGATGAGAAAATCCACCGGGAGAAGGGCCCCACCCGTCCCTTCCAGAGTTTCGCAGAGCGTGCAGCCGCCCTGAACTACATGCCAGTGGACCTGATTGTCCCTGTGGATTCCCGCCGTGACATGGATCGTGTTGTGGCCTGTGCCCACCTGCGGGTCCAAAGCGATGAATATCTAAACCGCCCCAGCCGTTACCCAGCTGTGCCCAAGCTCTTTGTCCGAAACTCCCGCACCCACACCACCGCGCTTGCGGAGCGCGTTGCGCAGAAAGTAGGTCCTCAATGACCGTCCGCAAGCCCTCCCTAGCACGCCTTTTGAAGAAATGGCAGCGCAGACTGCGGCTGCTTGACTGGGACCTGACAGTGGCCTACGGCCCCCCAGAAGCCCTCGGCTGCACCCCCGACAACACCGTCTACGGTCAATGTGCAATGCAGTGTCAACACCGCTCTGCGGAAATCAGGATCCTCGACCCTGCGTGCTTCCCCGAGAGCGCCCCAGTCCACTACACTAATGTGGAACTCACCCTAGTCCACGAGCTCTGCCACATCGTGTGTGAGCCTGCTTTTATCAAGATCAAACCCACCAAGGATAACGAGGTATCCCAAGAAGTAATCGTGGAGACCTTCGCGAAGGCACTACTGGAACTATGAGCAACCCTACCAAGATCTATGGAGTAGTCATCCCCGTGGGGGCCCGGATGGTCCTCGAAGAAATCCTCCTCTCCTGCGGCATCTACTCCTGCAAGGTGACCAGCTTCGCCCGCACCCCAGAGGACCAGGCCCGAGTGATGTGGGAGAATTGCTCCGCGGAGCTCCCCGCCACGCTACGCGTGCTCTACAAGGACTCCGTCCATCGCCAGCGCAGCCTCTACAAAGCCCCGGGCCAGGCAGTGGTGGATGTCTACGCAGCCCACAGGACCCTCTCGCGGGAAGCCTGCACCGCCCTGATGCTGGAGAAGATCCTAGAGGTGGGCCCCTCCAAGGTAAGCCTCCACTGCGCCCCCGCGGAGGGCCCTGTGTGGGTGGTGGACATCGGTCCCAGCAGCATCCCCTACGCGCAGCGAGTGAAGTTCTGCGAAGCAGCCAAGGCCCATGGGCGGGTGACGAAGTTCCTAGAGCCTCCAGCAGACCCAGCCTATCACCTAGAAATCCTAAAGGAGTCCCCTAATGTGTAAAGAAGCCACCAAGTCCCGCGCCTCCTTCGAGAAATACCTCACCGGGAGGATCCTTGACATCGGAGGGGGCCCTGATCCCATCACCCCTGAAGCCATAGTCTGGGACAGAGACCAAGGCGATGCTCAGGAGATGCGCGGTGCCCGCCCGGGAACCTTCGATGTGGTCTTCTCCAGCCATTGCCTTGAGCACCTGCGTAACCCGCAAGCGGCGCTTGCGCGCTGGTGGAGCCTTGTAAAGCCCGGAGGGTACCTAATTGTGGTGGCCCCAGAAGCTGACGCCTACGAGCAGGGCTTCTGGCCCTCCCGCTTCAATCCCCAACACCACTTCGCCTTCAGCGCCAGCACTGATATCAGTTGGTGCCCCGCGAACCTGAACCTCGCGGAGCTCGTGGGGCTGCTACCCGGGCACAAGCTTCTCCGTCTGGAGGTAGTGGTGGATGGCCCTCCGCCACCTGAACCCGCCGATACCACACTCACCGGAAGCCGCGCCCAGGTAGAGATGGTGGTCCACAAACCCGCGGGAGCCCCAAGACTCGTGGGCAGCATCCTCCCGGAAGTCTTCGCCTGCCCCCAGTGCCGGAGGCAGGTGCGGGCCCTCGGGCGCAGCGAGACTGGGGCCCTGCTGTGTAAATGCGAAGCCTGTGGGGCCATGGGGAGCTTCGCTCCCCGCGACGCTACCCCCCTAGCAGTGCCGGAGGCCTCTTGAACCTAGAGCTCGAGCAAGAGATCGCACAGCGGAAGGGGGGTCGCCCCCGCGGCAGTGTGAAAGACCCTGACACGGAGATCATCCGGGAGCAAGCCGCATGGCTCTCGCGGCTTCGCCGCTCTGGATTGCTGATCGATAAGATCCTCGCGGGCTACGGCCTCGACCTGGACACCCCCGGCCTCTCACGCGAAGCTCGTCATGAGATCATGGAATCCATGAAGAGTGTCATTGCTGCCCAGGTCAAGGTGATCGTGGAAGCCCAGCGACTCCGTGAGAAGAAACTCTCCCCACCTGAAGAGGGTGGGGGTTTGGACCTGAGGTAACCCCACGCCAGTCTCCGAGCACATCTACGACGCTCAAGGCCTCCGCATCGTGCGGAACACCGTGAACCAATTCATTGTCTGTACCTGCCACTTCACTGCAGACCCTGCGAAGCGGGACCCCGCGTGGCGCCGTGTTGCAGCAGCAGGTATGACCCCAGGCCAAGCTGCCCGGGAGCTCGACATTGACTACACCGCGGTGCAGGGCAGCAAGGTCTTCCCGGAATTCGCCGACAAACGCCCCCTTATTGTGGTACCTCGCTTCGACCCCGCCGACCTGGTGGGCCTGCGTATGTGGGCAGGCCTCGACTACGGAACTCGCAACCCTGCCTCCGTCCATGTCTACACCATCATCGACGAGGTAATCTTCAGTGTGTGGGAGCTCTACGAACCCTGCAAGAACATCCCAGAGTGGGTAGCGAGGGTAAAGGAGTGTCCCTACTGGAACCAGGTCCGCTACACCGCCGCGGATCCCTCCCTTTGGGTGCCCACCCAACAACAAGCCTACGGAGGTCCCGTGGGGGTGGAGACGCTACTGCGCCAGGCAGGCTTGACCAATTTAATCAAAGGACGTAATGACCCCGGGGCCGAACAGGCCTGGGTGGGGATGCTCCGCAAAGCCTGGGCGCAGCCCGAGACCACCTTCCGTATCAGCGAGGCCTGCCCCCACCAAATTCGGGAATTCGAGACTGCCATCTTTCAACCCCAGAGCGAGCGACAACTTATGACCTCTGGGGTATACTCCGAGGTAATTGCAAACCGGGACAACCACTCCCTGGATGATTGTAAGTACTTCATGCTGACCCTTCCCAAAGCCAAGAGTAGCTTCGAGGGTGGCTGGAAGGACCCCGGCCAGGTCTACAGGATCCTCGGGGGTGGCCGCTCTAGTGCTAACCATGCCCCACGTGGTGGCCCAAAGGGCTACGCGTAAGCACCCGCCGCTTCGTGGCGTGGTAGAATATAGATAAGCCCTATGCCCACAGAGACATCCCTTCCTGGTACCCCAGTAGAGCTCCAACAGGAGCAGGGCCCCACTACCGGTGTGGATCCCGCCGCCCACACCGCCGCTGTGAAAGAATTCGTACTGGACTGGCGCAACCGACTCCGCACTGATCGGTGGGAGAAGCTCCAGGTTTGGAATGACTGCTGGGCTACCTACCGGGGCCAGGAAGACTTCTCCAACCGGGAGGATTGGCAGACAAAGATTGTTCTCCCGAAAGCCTGGGGCACTGTCAAGAGTGCGGTGAGCACTGTGAAGCGTTTGATGGGTCTTAGTCAGGAACCCTGGAACGTCGAAAGCACCAACAACCAAGACCCCCTTGCAGCGCTACGCGCAGACAAGATCACCGAGCTCACCAAGGTCTTCCTGGAGAAGTGCCGCTTCAAAGAAGAGTTCGCTACAGGCCTCGAGACTGGATTCATCATGGGTCTGGGTGTGTGGAAGGTCAACTGGTTGCTGCGTAAAGTGCAGCGGGTACGCGTGCAGCAAACCTACGTTCCCGCTCCGGGCTCCAGCCAGATGCTCGCGCCACCCCCTGATGGGACGGTGAGCCTCACCCAACAACCCGCGGACTTCCAATCCCCCCAAGGTCTCGGCCAACTCCCGTTGGAGCTCCTCCAGCAGCAAAGCACCCAGTTCCCCACCCAACTCCCAGGTGAAGCGCTTCTCCCCCCGGGGAGCCTAAATGGAGCGGTGGGCCTTCCCAGTGCCCTGATGATGCCCCAGAAGCAAACCATCCGGGAAGAGATCACCGAGGGGGAGCTCTCTGTGACTGCGGTGGACCCCTACAACTTCTACTGGCTCCCAGGCAGTAAGCTGAATCGCTGGACTGGCACCATCGAGGACATGGAAGTCCCCAAGTGGGAACTCCTGAAGATGGCCCGGAACGGTGCCTTCCCGGGGAAAGAAGAGGCCATCCGAGGTCTCAACGCAAAGAAACTCGATGAGACCACCCGGCAGAGTATGTTGCGCTTTGGGGAGCGGGCTCAGGGGGCCTTCGGCCCCAGCGACACCAATACTGTTAAGATCACAGAATTCTACGGCCCCCTGATCCTCGACGGGGAGCTCCTCGAAGAGCACGCTCACATTATCATCGCCAATGATGATGTGGTGCTTTACAATGGAGTGAATGACCGGTGGCACCAACGGCCCCCCTACGTGGGCTTCAGCCCCCTACAGCTCCCCTTCCGCACGGAAGGTGTGGGCCTGGTGGAAATGGTGCGCTCAATTGATCGTGCCCTATCGCAGATCGTTAATCTCAGTACCGACACCCTGATTTACCGGTTGATGCCCCTCTTCGAGATGACGCCGGATGTTTATGAGAATCCGGAGGAGCTCGCTACCGGGCTAACGCCCGGCAAGATCCTTCGCCGTAACACAGTCAGCCCGGGAACCGAGATGGGGCTGCGCCCGGTGGAGTTCCAAGATGTGAGTGGCGGTGCTGTGCAGGTTGCGGGGATCCTTGACCGGGCCCACCAAGAGGGCGGTCTAGTTAGTGAGCTCCAGCAGAGCCTCCCTCGGTGGAGTGGGGCCCAGAGTGCCACCGAAACCCAAGCAATCCAGCAGAACCAAAATTCCTTCTTTGGTAGCCTAGCAGCAGACATCGAAGCCAACGCTATCGCCCCGTTGGTGGATCTCGCTGTGGATACCATCATGCAGTACCTGGATACCGCGAAGGATCCACGAGTTGCGCAGATCCTGGGTATGGATCAAGCCTATCTCGCGGGGATGAGCCAACCGGAAGTGATGGAGCTGGTGGCGGGGGACTACCAAGTCACAGTGAAGGGCCTCTCCGGGCAGCTAGAGAAAGCTGAGATGCTCCAGAATCTCATTCAATTCATGAACCTTATCGGACAGAACCCGGAAGCGTGGCTGCCCTACCTGAATCAAGATGCGCTGCTGCGTAGGATCCTTGAGAGTTTCCGCCCCCATATTCATGATCTGGAGGAGATCATCGCAGACCCTGCCACTGCGGAGGCCCGCCAGCTCACCATGCAGCAGGCTGCGCAGCAGCAAACGGTCCTCGGGATGATCCCCCAGCTGGCCCAGCTCAGCCACCAGATCTCCCAAGATAAACTCGCGGAGCGTCAAACCGCGGATGAGGCGGAGGCCCGGGTCGCGGACCAGGCCCTCGCCCTCCAGGCGCAGCAGGCCCCACCTGCAGGAGAAGCCTAATGGACACCTACATTCTCAGCCTCCGCGGTGTCCTTCTCGCTGGAGAGATCCTCCGAGCCTGGGCGCCTCACGACCTTCTCAAGCGATTGCAGGTCCGGGGCCAGGGCCCCCAACTATGCTACAATAATAACAGCCAAGGAGTCCTATGATCAAACTAGTCCTTTCCCTTTTCCTGAGTGCCGTGCTTGCCTTGGCCCAGGTTTCCGTGAAACCCACCGATGGCAATGGCACCGAGCGCATCCTGGGGGCCGCTGGCAAAGTCTACTCCAGTTACCTCCAGGCCATCACCACCGGCGGTACCACCATCACCAGCACCAGCACCTACGTACAACTCATCTACTGCACCAATGCCACCGGAACTGCCCGGACCATCACCCTCGCGGATACCCAGGGCAGCCCCGTAACCTTCATGACTGACGTTAGTGTTGCCGCGAACTCTGTGTTTCTCTTCAATGCGGGGACCATCGGGCTCTACATGCAGGGGGTAAAAGTCACCGCAAGCGCTAACTCCGCGATTAGTTGTCAAGTCCAGGGGGTCCAGTAATGAAGAAGTTTCTCGCGCTCCTCGCGGTGGCTGTAGGGCTGCAAGCCCAGATCACCACCCTCCCAGCAGCCGCGAGCGGTCCCGGCGGCGGTACAGGCGACGCAGCTGAGGTGGTCACTACCACCTGCTCAGGGGCGTCAGCAACATTCACCGGCACCAGCAACACCGTCCCGGCGTTTGAGTGCCTGCTGGTGGCGACGAACGTTACCAGCAGCACGCTGGCCAGTCTGACGGACGGACAACTCGGGACGATCACCATCACCCAACCCGGCGGTGGCGGGATCACAGTAGCGGCCATCACGGGGATGGTGGGGGACGTGGCGATCACCGGCACGCTGGGAACGGCGGCGGCTGAGGTGTGCATCAAGCTCTTCCGTGCTACCAGCACCACCACGGCGGATCTGTTGTTTATGACGTGCAGCCTCTCGGGGACGTTGGTGACAAAAACAGGGGCGGAGACGCTGACAAATAAGACGCTGACCAGCCCCGTCATTACCACTCCTACCGGACTTCCTTCCACGTCCTGCACAGCCCCCACCATCATGACGGCGCTCAGCAGCGCACTGGCGGGCACCTGTACCGCGCCGATCCTGACCCAGAATTCCCAGAGCGCAGCCTACACCACAGTGATCGGAGACGCGGGAAAGTCTCTCTACCACCCGAGCGCGGACACCACTGCGCGCACTTGGACCATCGACAGCAACGCGAACGTCGCCTATACCGTGGGCACCTGTATCACATTCATCAATGACACCAGCGCCGGAGTGCTGACCATCGCGATCACCTCCGATACGATGATCCTCGCAGGGGCGGGGACCACTGGCTCCCGCACGCTTGCGGCGAATGGGGTCGCGACGGCGTGCAAAATGACCAGCACTCGCTGGATTATAAACGGGAGCGGACTTACATAATGCGCACTCTTCTCGCAATTCTGATCGCCGGGGTTGGACTTGCCCAATCGGCTTCGCAACAAGTGATGGTGGCGCAGAAGATCAGCTCGTCATTGCCGGTCTTGGAGGTGTCATCCTGCCACGTCCTCGGCACGACAGGCGGCACCACGTCCAGCATTGACACCAGCGGTGCGAATTTCATCGT